CTGTCTTAGAATCTACCTTTTTAAGAAGCTCTTGCAATGCTTCTGTTTCAGAGTTATCCGTTTGAATTACAGATTGTTGTGGAGGAGTTGCTTGCTGTCCTTTTTGAGCAGCTTGAGCGATATCAATTATTGAGCGGTTCTCATTCATAGTTTTAAAAATAATTTAGTATTTTCATCTATAATAGATAAATTAAAAAAATTATGGAAATTTATATTTCTAATATTTATTCAATCCTGAAAACTTCCAATAAAAAGCTACTAAAAGCCCTAGGTAAAAAGTATAGTTGTAAAGCTCCAGGATATGAATTTACACCTGCATACCGAAAGGGTCATTGGGACGGTACAAATAAGTTTTTTAACCCCTCCAATGGAAAGTTTGGTACAGGCTTATTATATAGCATTCTAGAAGATTTAGACTATTTAGAGGAAGATTATAAGCTAATCGACTCTAGAGATTCTATAGAATTAGTAGATTCATCGTTATCTGGATACACTCCTAGAGATTATCAGAAAGTGTTAATAGATAAGGCTTTAGAGCTGAAGTCATGTATTATAAAAGCGCCAACCGGTGCTGGTAAAACTATCGTTATAGCTTCTATTTTAAAAGCTTTGGAAGGTAGGACTGGGTTATTATTTTTTAATAAAAAACAATTACTGACTCAAACATCTGAGTTCCTAACTAAATGTGGTATAGAACATGGAGTTGCTTTTGGGGATGGAGTAGATATAAAACCATTGACCTTAGTAACTATACAGTCTATTGATAAGGTTATAGACAGTCACCTTAAGTATTCTGAGTTTATAATGTTTGATGAAATTCATGAGTTTGCCAAAGGTAAAGTAGCCAGGAAGGTTCTAAGTTCTTTCCCTAAAGCAACTTACAGAATTGGTTTAACAGCCACTCCTCCTAAAGATAGGTTTTCCAGATTAACCCTTACATCTTTTTTAGGTCGGGAGATAGAAGAGGTTACAGCTAAAGAGTTAGCTGATTCAGGTTATTTAACCACTCCTTCTATACAGTTAATTGAACTTCCAGATATAGACCCTTTAGCTACTGAGAAAATGACTTACTCTGAAATATATGATGAGTATATTATTAATAACACGGGAAGAAACGAAATTATTGTAAATATTGTTAAAAATATTAAGGATGATAATGCAAAAATACTAATATTAACTAAAAACCTCTCCCACGCAAAGTATTTTAAGGATAATATCCCTAACTCATTTCAGTTAGAAGGTAAAGATAGCTTAGACCTTAGAAATAAAGTATTAAACGAATTTATAAATAAAAAAGGTCCTTCTGTTATTATTGGAACTATTATATTTCAGACCGGTATAGATATTCCAGAGTTAACTCATTTAATAAATGCAAGAGGGTTAAAATCAGAAATATCAACTATTCAAGCATTAGGTCGAACTCTTAGAAAACATGAAAATAAAAATAAAGTTTATATTTATGATTTCGTAGATAAAGCTCCATACTTAGGAAAACATTCTAAATTAAGGGTAGATGCTTACAAACAATTAGAGTTTATTATAGAATTTCATGGAATCAAGACAAAATAAAGAATCGAAAGTTAACGCTCTATCTGACTCAGATAAAGAGCAACTTCAAATTATTATAGACAGACTTAAGAGTATTAAAGAAAATGAGCCTTCTGTTATTACAGAAGACTCAGTTAGGTCTTTAGAATTTACAGTTAACGATGTTATGCAAATGTATGCTAAGCATCAAAAACTATTAATTAGATGGTTAAAGCAAGGTTATGTCTTAGATTAAGCGCCGTATTGGTCTGCTGGCAAATCTTCCTCTTCGTCTTTCCCGCCCAAGGCTCCTAAGATTTTATTTAGGTCAGCCATGATTCCATCAACAGAAGGCGTGGTGTCTCCACCCAAACCTACCTCTGAATCAGCGTCATCGCCTACAACATCATCTTGCATAGGAGCTTCTTCTGCTGGAACTTCTTCCGCTGGCATTTCCTCTCCCATTTCTTCCTCTGCAGCTACGGGTGCCTCTTCAGCTTCCATCTCTGGTTCCATTTCAGCTTCCATCTCTGGTTCCTCCATAGCTTCTTCACCTTCACCGGCTTCTTCACCAGTGTAAGTCAATGTTCCAAGAACATCAATAACAGAAGAAAGGTCTTTAGTTAGCCTAGGAACATCAACATAGTTAATTAACATGTTCTCATCTAGTTCAGTTTCGGTATCTGTAAATTCTTTAATTAAATCGTTTACATCTAGAACCTCTACTCCACCTTTACCTTTCAACATTTTTGAAAAGTCTGAAGTGACGTCTTGCATGATACCTTCTTCCATGCACATTGAAAGAACTTCAAAGAATACTGATTGAGTTTTAGCTAAATTGCTAAATGTAGGTACAAACTTAAGATTTGCTACGTTTACACCATACTTTTCACTTAGTAAATCAACCAATTTCTCCTTAACAGGTTTCTTGGCTTCAAAAATCTTAGATACGAATTCTTTAACATCTTTCTTTAGAATAGAATCTGTAGAGTTTACTTCGTAAATTGCTGTAAATACTTCGTTTAAGTCAGATTTAGTGGCAAAGCTAAAGTAAGGTACTTCTTCTATTACTGCTGCAATACTTTCATTTAACGTTTTATCGTCTGAGAAAATGCAAGATGATAGTTTTTGAATAGAATCGCTAGTCATCCAAGCTCCTGAGAAATTTTCTTTTGATTCTATAAGCTCTTGACGCATCAATTCTTGCTTACAAACCATTTCGTAAAGATTATTACCGTCTTTTAAATCTACTTCCATTTTAGTTGACTCTTGAAGGTCTTCTAAGGTAGATGTTTCAGGAGAACCTAGGACATTAGACATAGCAGTAGCAATACCTACACTATCGGAAATGTCTTTGTTCTTCATTAAGTCTTCAAAGTTTTCCTTAATAAATGCTTTTACATTTTCTTTAGCTTCACTTAATTTTTTAAACTCAGAAGTTTCAACTATAGAAGTATTTTTAGTAAATGATGCTTGGTGCTTTTCAAACTTATAACGAAGAGTATCTAAGTTATTACGGTCTTCAAACAAACCAAGAACATCACTAAAGGAAGTATCAGCCTTATCAAAACGATTATCTCGTAAGTCGTTTACAAACCCAGAGATACCTTCAGATACTATATTATCTATTCTATCAATTGATAAGTAGTTATCTACAGTATCAACCTCTATATTGGCAAGGTTAATTTTTGAATCTGAAACTTTATAATCACAAGTAATCAAGTTGTTGTTTTCAGAAAGAAATTGAATTTTGTTTTCTGAAGATTCGACTGTGAATACCTTAAAGTTTTCCCTAAGTGTACGGCTGATATAGTCCGCAGCTTTGTGCAGATTTGTAAGATGTTTGTCTCTATTTTCTAATAGCATGTCTTTATTCCTATTTTATATACGTTGTAAATCATTATTAAAATGACTAAAATTGTTAAATTAAACTTCAGGACCTCCCATATCTCCTTCCCCCATGTCCGCTCCTCCTAATTCAGAGCCTTCCATAGGGGCTTGTTGAGCCATTTGGGCTTGTTGAGCCATTTCGGCTTCCTGAGCTTCTCTTGCAATCTCTTCTAATTTATCTTTCATTTCTTTTATTTCATCACTATTCATGTTAAAATAATTTTCATAAATGTATTCGTCAGTGAACATTTCAAGACCTTTTACAGCTTGAACAACTCTTGTTTTCTGCTCATCCAACTCTAACCTTCTTTTTTCTTGCAAATCGGAAGGAGGACATAAAGAAACTTCTACTTCACGTATCATTTCTTTTGGATAATTACGAAGAGTTAAATGTCTTTTAACTAATGTATTTAAACCTAACTCAACTTCTCTCTGAAGTCTTCCTACAGCTCTAGAAAATTTAATATCAAGTTGTGAAAGATTAGATTTACGTTCTGGAGATTGTTCTTTTTCTACGATAAAGTCTTGAGGTACTTTTAGAGCTGCTAATAGCTTATCTCTAAAGTATTTTACGTCATCGTTCTCACCTAGGTTTTGTGCTCCTGGTAACGTGTCAATTCTAGTACCATTACCTTTACCTTTTACAGGTACAAAGAAATCCTCATCGGTTGACAAAGGATTATACCTTTCGTTCATTTTACCAGACGTAGGGTCAAAGAATTTTTCTTTCTTGAATTTTTGCTTTAACCTCTCCATGTACATTTCTACTTTTGAAGTAGGTAGATTACCTGTATCTACATAAAACACCCTTCTCTCCGGAGCTCTTGCTAGTCTGTAAATTAGCATAGCGTCTTCCATTAGCTTTAAAGACCTCCAAGCAGTTATCGCAGGGAATATGATAGATTTACCGTATGGGTAAAAATTAGGGTCAGAAGTGTGAACTCTAAAGTGAGTAATTTGTTCTTTATTTAAATCTAAGAATTTTCCAGAACCGGCAGCAGCACTTCCATATACTTGGTCAGTAACTCCTCCAGACCTTACATCTGGAACCTCTTGTAAGTATTTTTGCAAGTAACCGTATTCATTTTCAACTCGTGTAATGTAGTTGGGATTTAGAATTTTTATTCTCTGAATACCAGCTACAGGATTGTTAAGGTCAACAATGTTCTCAACGTAACAATCTCCATACTTAGCGACATTTCTAACAATATCCCAAATATACTGCTTCAGGTTAGACATGT